ATAAGATCCTAAAATAGATGGAGAATCAGAACCATCATATAGCATGTATCTCCCATCTATCTCATGTAATCTTTCTAATCCATAATCAATAGACTCCCGTAAAGACTTCGCCCGCCGGTTAACAAAGCATTCATCACCTAAAATGCTTATATCCCAACTGTCTACTATATCCCCAGCAATAATAAAATCTATTCCTACATCTTTGAACAAATCTTTATACATCAAAAATCCTCTATATGTAGCTTTATTTCTACCCTTAGTATCATCAACTAATCTAATACGTAACATAAGTTCAACATTTAGGAATAATCATATTATAATTTAGAATACATTTCATTTTGACTTATCTGCTTATTAATATCCTTAACATGTAATAAGCACCAATTCCAATCACTAGGAATAGCAGAGTAATGTAAATACCCTGTAATTACCTCATGTACTTTATTCTTAAATCTAATACTATCCTTGTTCCTATATATCCTAGTTTGATAATCCGGAAAATTAATAATAGGCTTATGATAAACAACAATCCTACTATCTCCTTTATCGTTTACCTTATAATCTTCTTTAATTAGATTATTCGTCTCAAGAACCTTATAGAAGTCACTGTAAATGCTTATAGGCTCCGTAGTAGAACCCATAGCATTATCCTGTTTACTTATCCCCCATTTCCAATGATTAATCCAATCCTGTGTAAGACCCTCTACTATGTTTACCCGAGGAACTGCAATCATCTCCATGTTTTCATTAATCTCCAACAATTCTCTTAAATTATAAAGCAAATATTGATTCAACAATTCATCTGCATCAATTTGAAAAATCCATTCTCCTCTTGCATGTTTGAATAAATTGTTTTTAAATGTAGCAAAATCTCCGTTCAATGGAAAATTCACATGCTTTACAGAATCCGAGATGTCATGATTATTAATTACATGCAGAACATCTTTAGTTACCTTAGAAGAATCTGTCTGTACTATAATTTCCGTATCTACTCCCAAAACGCCTTCTAACTGGGAAAGTAATACAAACAATTCCTCGTTCTCATTGCAAGCAGTAACACAGTAGGAAATAAATATGTTATCCAATTTCTCTGTATTTTGGAGCGTTTAATTCATATAGTTTCTCAAAGGCCAAAGCAAAGCCGTTCGCGTCAAATTCAATAGAGTTATCCACATCTACTTTACGTTGAATCTCTGCATTTGGGTAAGACTCTACATCATCCTTAGTAAAGTCCACAATAGCACAAACTTTCCATACTAATTTCCTATTCTCACCCTCGTCCGGAAAAATAACCGCCTTGTCCAATGAGAATATAAAAGGATACCAAACGCAATGGTCTACGTCAATGTGCCGCTTGTCGATACAAATCCGGGGCAGCGTCGACTCATACTGAATCTGATTATCCGAGCCAAGAACAAGACTTGAGTCCGTATAGTAGCCGCTGCCCATACATAATTTGGTAAGAATTCCAGAGTCAGTAAGTTCAACAATAACTTCGTCTTTCCCTGTAATAGGAGATTTCTCTTCTAATGTTTCGCTAATCATTCTACTAGTTTTAGTTTTGGTAATTTTAATGTATTTAATTTAGGTTGATTACTAGACTGATCTATTTCAATAGAATCCAGGATTTCCTCTAACTTATCTACCATTTTCTCAAAAGAAAAATGAGTTAGTGTATGTACTCTTTGCTTTTCTGCATTCTCCTTATGTTTTTTATATCTAGTAAAAACATCTGCAATAACTCCAGCCGAATACATATAATCTACGGTAAACCATTTTGCGTCCTGAATAAACCAATCGTTTACTACAGATCTATCTACTTGTTCCAATCTACCAGGAAGAAGTGAAGAATACTTAGGGTGTAAGAAGTCAAGCTGTCCGGACCAATTAGAAGCGATAATAGGCTTTCCGGTTACAGAAAATTCTGCTAAAGGCCTGCCGTATCCCTCTCCCTTAGTAAAAGAAATCATCGCCTTTACTTTTGGGTCATTATACAGATTGTTCATTTCACCATCCGATAAATCTCCATGGAGTATATAGATGTTAGGTCCAGCTTCTCCATCTAGTATAGATCTAATTTTAGATTGTATTTCATTTAAATCACCTACCGAGTATTTACCTCCACTAGTTTTCAATATTAACGCCGGCCTATTGTTTGCGGGCATTCGTTTAAAGGTATCAAAAAATACTTTTATCATGGCTCCTACATTCTTTCTATCATTCCCAAAAGAACCTTGCAGCCAATGTCCTACAAATAGATAACAGAAGTCTTCCTTGACATGCTCTAAAATCCCCATATTTTCATCAGGGTCCATTTTATTCGTATATAGTGTCGTGTCAACTCCCTCGAATAAAATCTCCTTTCTGAGGCCATCTCTGAGCTTTAGAGTTCCTTCGAGTTGATTTGTATTTTTGTTTACTTTGTCAAAAACAGAATCGTTTATAACATCCAAAGAATGCTTAGATGTTGTAAGAAGCATATCCATGTTATTACATCCTTCAATCCATTTAGGAGCACACATGTCTGTCTCAATTCCAGCAGTAAATCCTATATTATATTTTCCACATCTAACAAATTCATTAGGAATAGTCAGTTGTATAAAAATATCGTCATTTGCGTCAGTTTTAGGTACAATTCTTTTAATAATCTCCAAATCATTTGGATTATTTTTGTCTAGTGCATTAGTCGGAGTGTTTCCCCATGCTGTAGAGACAATTTTTAAATCGTACTTATCCTGTAATGCAATTAATGCCCAGGCAATATCTCTTCCGTGCGCTCCATATCCTGAGGCTGTATATACAGGTGCTACTAGAGTTACTTTCTTTTTCATAAAATTCCTATTGCTTTATTAGTTTTTTCTGGTTTTATTTTGTGAAGTGAGAATTTAGATCTAGGCTTCCAGTTATCTAAGGCTATACCTATGTTTTTAATAAATCTATTACTCATTTCTTCTGCTGACATACCTATCTCAGGATTTAAAGCGAAGTCTATACCCTTACTTCCTAAAGCTTTCCTTTCCATTCTAGGGATATTATACCAATGTAAAAGAGCTACAGCTACGTCCTCAAAAGAAACTCTATCGTCAAAAATATATGGAGTAGCCGGAGAGCCTTGTAAAGATCTATTGCTAGGGAATACCGGATAAACCCATTCTCCATGATTTTTAAGTACTCCTGAATGATTTGTAGGGAACTCTTTTGTGAACTTCATGTGGTTTCCTTTGCTGTCAACAAATCCGCATTGATCTTGTAGACCACCGGTTACATTGTTTATGATAGGCGTTCCGGCCATTATAGCTTCAGCTCCGGATAATCCAAAACCTTCGTTAGATGCTATGTTAACAACAACGTCAGCGAAATTATACCAAAAATTTAAAGTCTTAGTATCTATCTTTTTATCCGAGAAGATAACTTTTCCTATTGGATTTATGGCTTTTACTGTGGCTATTAAATCTGTTCCGTTTCCGTCAATAGGATCGGTGTGCATAACCAAAACACATCTACTAGCTTTGTCCTCGTCTCTTAAAAGCTCACAGAATTTACTAAAAGCGAGAATAACGTCTCCAGGTTGCTTCCTTCTTATGTTTCTGTTATTCCAGAATACTAGGAAATCGGTAGGAGTTTCTTTTTTAAACTCCGATGTATATTTAGTATATTCTTCAAATACTTCGCTTTTATCCGATATTTTATAAATGTGCTTATTGTTTATACCATGCGGAATGTAAGCGGTATATGTTGTATCATTTGAAAAGTTTTCCGGCATTCCAGAATCTAAGTCATGTGTCTTATACTCATTTTCTTCTAATACTATATTAACTAAATTATGAGTCTGTTTAGAAATATTAAAGATAAAATCACATGATGCATAAAATTCTGCATTCCAATGAGGATATGGTAAATCATCCCATATATTATAATACATTATTGGAATAGATGTTCTAATTTCTCTTTCCATGTCGTATAACCATTCCCAAAAACGAGGGTCTGTAAAATGTAATATTGCATCAGGCGATTCTCTAGAAATAATTTCTCTTAGTTTTTGAGGGTCTCCATATCCATTATTAGGATAAATCAATACGCTAGCGTCATCAATACCCATTTCTTTATTAACATCTTCGGAAACATCAATTATTTTACCTGCGTCTGGGTTTTTTATAGCAGCACCTAGTTGAATCCAATCAAAGTGTTTTGCTGTCCCAACTACAAGTTCTCTAGACATTACGCCAATACCTGAATTTAGACGCAGGTCATCCGAAAGAAGTAGTATTTTTTTCTTCTTTGGCCTATTAGTTATTTTTCTTAATTTAGGTAATTCAAAATTCATTTTATGTAATTTGTGATTTTATAATCTATTCTCTACAGGACAAATATCATGTCTATCATTAAATTCGCAGTAATTACAGTTAAAGCAATTATTTCCTGTTACTGCTGGGTATTCTATATCATGTCTGTAATTTCCTTCCTTGTCAAATACCGTTTTTACGAAATCTTTAAAACTATCTAAAGCTAAATCAGTAGATTTATTTGATTGAGCAGGCTTAAATAACTGTACTCTACTAAGAGGGAAATCATAAGCATCCGTTATTCTCCTCACTATAGTAAACCTCGTATCTATTTTTTTATAATCTAATCCTAGACTCTTGGATAGAAAAGCCTTATATAGTAATACCTGAGATGTTTTTACTTTATCCTTCTTAGAGTAAGAGCTCCATCCTTTGCCGGAAGTTTTTATATCATCTATGATTAAAGTATTGTTAAGTTTATCATAAAATAATAAGTCTATAAACAGAATAAAATAGAGAGGCTCCTCCGAATTTAGTATTTTTACCATCAGAGGAACCTCTACGCCCAAAAGCGTCCAATTTTGTCTATCATAATATGAATTATAGTTACTTCTTATATGATTTAGAATTTTTACACCTTGTTCACAAAATTCAGACAATTCCGAACTTGTGGAAAAATGTTTTCCGTAATTATTGTAATCTCTCTTATATATCTCTTTTATTTTATTTATTAACTCTATATCAAAATCAACTTTTCCATTATCTTTAGCGCTCTTGTCGTGATACAAAGTTATGTATTCCTGTAGTACTTCATGAAACGCCGTTCCAAAAGTCATGTGTATCGAAGGAGGTCTTGTACCTAGCTTTAAAGCGTAGCTCAAAAACCATTTTTTAGCACATTGACTGTACATGGAGAACTGAGAAAAAGAAACATGTCTGTGAGGTTTCTGTTTTACTTCATTAGCAAAAACTATAGCCTCATTCAACTTTACTTTTAAATCTTCCAAAACCATTTATTTTACTTATGACAATTTTTCCATATCTATTGGCTCTCCGCAAGCGTCACATACAAATGCAGGCATAGTGACAACTTTGTCTTTAGTAGTGCCAGTGTATAGCTTACTAATCCTTTTTAGGATTAAAACTTGCTTAAAATATTCATGTCCGCAAGCATCACAGCAGATAGAATCCATTTGTTCCGGAGTTATCTGTAATTTTGCAGGTTCCATTGGTGGTAAATTCATTCTTTTAGTTTTTAATAAAACGTTAAAGTAAATAAAAAGTTTTAATGTCTACAATAATTAGTTAATAATTACTAATTAATGTCCTTCTTGCCAATTTTTAGATAATTCTGGAGGTGCTTTTAAATCTATGCTTAATTTTGTAGAGTTTTCCATTATATCTTGAACTATGCTTAATGCCTCTTCTTTCCTAGAGTTCTCTACTTTAAATATTAACTGGTCATGGATTTGAGCTACTACAAGTCCTTTAATTTCTCTTTTTATAAATTCTCTATTAACTAATAGAGCGGATTTATTTACAATATGAGCCGCCATAGACTGTATTTGAATATTCTTGGCATTGTTTAATCCGTTTTTATAATCTCTATACATATCTGTAATTTCTTTCTCGCTGAAATCTCTTTTTAAACTTTCCCTAAAATCATAATCAAGTAGCTTGTCTTTAAATTTACTGTAATATTCTTTTACTTTTGGTAAATGTCTTATTCTTCCGGATTGACATTTAATGTACCCATTATTTTTTACAAACTCCTCACTTTCTATCATCCATTTTTTAAGTTCCGGATAGGCATTTAAATATCCATCTATCAATATTTTAGCTTCTTTTGTGGGAACCTCTATAGTTTTACCTAAAGCGAAAGCAGACATTCCGTAAGGAATGCCTAAAGAATAACTTTTTGCTTTGTTTCTTAAAGTCTTGTTTACTTTTTTTAAAAAATTACTATCCTCCGGATTTGCCGAATATTGAGGTAATTTTTCTGTGTCTATTGCAATACGAGAGTAGAAATCCCAATTCTTTCTGAATATATCTCTAAGGCCTTCGTCTCCGCTTATATGTGCGAATATATGAGGCTCTAAACTAACATAATCACAATCTATAAAAGTAGTATCTTCGTCACAGATAAAAAAGGTTCTAATCATGTTAGTGTACTTATACACTCTAGAATCTACTCCTTGGTCTGATTCAAATGGTCTAGGTAGTTGTTGTGCGTCACTACTATATCTTCCGGAAACAGTTCCGTGCTGTTGGTAATAAAAGTAATATCTTCCATCTTCGCAGCTATCTAGAAATCTATCCATGTATGCTGATTTCAGTTTATTCAGCTTATTGTACACAGTTAATTTTTTACTCCAATCATATTTATCACTTATGGATTCTACGAAAGACTCATTAAACTGTGCTGCTCCTTTATCTGTATATGTTATTGGTTTTTCGTTCAGGAAATTAAATACAAAAGAAGCTAATTGTTGTTTTGAGTTAATATTTATAAGTTCATTATCATTGGCTTTTTTCCATAAATTAACAGAGGAAAAAGCTAGAAGTTTTTTAAGATTATCTGAAATAGATGTAGGAGAAAAGGATTCTCCTAAAAGGTATGTTTTTATCTCGCTGTCAGGTAAAGTTAATACTTTATTTTTTAGTATTTTTATCTCATTTTTATCATTTAAAAAATGATTAGAAATTCCAGCCAATTTAACAAGTTCCGGTAAGATGGCGCCTCTTACTGGGGTCCATTCATTACCCTCCTTCTTGAAGGAGGGGTACTTACTATTAGCAGTAGAATAAACCCAACTTTTAAATTCATTAGACTCTCTTAAAGAAGCATATACCTCCTCTTTTATAGCTTTTATGTCTTCTACAATATCTTTCTGAGCTTTTTTTATTTTGTCAAAGTCCATTAAAATTCCCTCTCTTTCCATAGGAACCGTTACTTCCTTGTACAGAGGCATTACTTCGACATTATAGAAAAAATCTTCTAGTCCTTCTTTTTCTAATACTTTAGAAAAAAGAAGATAAATCCTCAATGTTAAGTCTGTATCTGCACAGGCATACTTTGCTAGAATACTTAAATCAGCCTTATATATTTCAAAATTATCCTGGGTTATAAGACCTCCGTTATTTTTTACGGACTCTTTCATTAAAATCTGTTCCTCGTTCGCTTCTTTGTCGACATCTAAATCTATATACTTTTGAACAAGTTTTCCGATAGACTTAAGGGCGAATGGCCTGCCATATCCAATAGATCCCTCCTCTCTAGTTGTGTGGACCAGTAAAATAGTATCTGCGTGTAAAGATGGGAGTAAATCAATTCCATAATTACTTAGTACAATAGAAGTATCATAAGAGGCATTGTGCATTATTAGCTTCTTTCCTACTAATTTATTGATAAGACCTTTGGCTAATTTAACATTACTGTAAGAATCTGTAGACAAAGCAATTAGTTCTTGGTTTTCTACAGACCACTCATGAGTAGGTAGATAGTAGGATAGCCCAGGCTCAAACCCAAATGACATGCCTACGATAAGGTCTTTTCTTACATTAAGGCCTGTTGACTCCACGTCAAAACTTATAATGCTGTAGGTATTTATCTTCTCAGCTAAATCCTTTACTTCATCTAAGTTTTTACATGTAATATAATTTTTTATGATTGCCATAACCTTTTTTTATAAAAACCAAATGTATTATAAGTAATCCGAAATAAATTTTAACATCTCCTCTATTGTAGCATCTCTTCTTCCTGTATTCGCAAAAATAGTAGTTAAAACAACATTATCTTTACGATACCCAATATTATTATCTAACCTATCTAAACTAGGCTTCCTTAACCTATCTTTCATTGTAAAATCTATTGGTATATTTAGCCAATAACACATTCCGTTTTGCTTTTCTTTTAACTCTTCTAAAAAATTACCATTTACTTCTTTATCTCTAAATCTCTTCTCTTTACTTTTATCACTCTCGGTTTCTTCTTTTTTCCTAGTTTCTCTACCTATTACACCATTTAATACTCTATACTTCCAGTTACCATTGTAACATTTTTTACAAACACATCTCCTCTTTCCACTTCCTTTAAAATGAAAATCTTCATCTTCTTTTGTAATGTTACAATTACTGCATTTTTTCATATAATCGTGTTAATCTTTTAAATCATCAAAATTAGTCCATTCTTTATCTCTTAATATTAATGCTATATATCCAATTAAATCAACTATATCATTTTTTCTTAATTCAGGAGATGTTTGGATTCTTTTCAATTTATCATCAATTCGATATCCAAATTTATGCTTTCCTGTAAAAATATTTAATGGAGAGTCCGCTGCTCCATTATATTTAGCATCTTTGTATAAAACTAATTCTTTCAAATTATCAAATATTTCTTCTAATTCGTTTTTTTTAAGGCCAATCATTTTTTCTTTTTTATAATAACCAAATAACAATATAATAGTTTTAAGAAGAGAGGCTGAAAAGCCTCTCTAATTTTATTATCATCCTTCGCAAACAATACATTCAGAATATAAATCTCTCTGTTGTTTACTATCAGCTCGTAAATTACTTTCTGATCTTAAATAGTACAGAGCTTTTATTCCCAGTTTCCATGCTTCAATGTGAACTTGATTTATCCATTTAGCAGGAGCGTCGTGAAAAAAAGCAAGATTCAAAGACTGTCCTTGATCTATATACTCTTGTCTTACGGCAGCTTGTCTAACTAATTCTAACTGATTAATTTCCTTAAAGGTTCTAAATATCTCCTTCTCCTCTTCTGTCAATTCATCTATATTTTTAACAGAACCTTTATCCTCTGCAATTATATCCCATGTTTGAGGGGTATTTAATCCTTTTTCGTCTAGCAATGTTTCCAAATCCGGATTTCTTCTTAAGTGAGCTCCTTTTGCGTCATCGTCCATGTATAAATTGGCGGCAAATGGTTCAATTCCTTGAGATACTCCTCCGGCTAATTTTGATGAACTTCTATTAGGTGCTACGGCAATACACGTTAAATTCCTGTATCCGCTACCTTTACACCATGTAGGCTCCCCAAATTCATTAGCCATCCACATAGAAGCCTTATCTGATTTCTCTTTCAAGTGACTAAAGATAACTCGAGTTAAAGAAGTTGCTTGTATGCCTACGAAAGGAATCCTCATTTTTTGTAGCAATGAAGCCCATCCTAATGCTCCTAATCCTAAAGCCCTAGATTTTTCAGCAAATCTTATAGAGTCTTCAATTCCTTGTATGTATTTAGCTTTTTCTAAAAATTCGGAAATAACTGCGTCTAAAAATATAGTAGCATAATAAACTGCATCGGTTTTTGACCACTCTTCCCACTTATATAAATTCATAGAAGATAAGCAACATACAAAAGTGTGATTTTCATCCGAAGGTAACATTATTTCTGCGCATAATTGACTGTGTCTTACCTTGAGATTATATGTAGAGAATGTACTTTTAAGATTAGCGTTAGCGTTATCCGTAAAAAAAGTGTAAGGCTCTCCGGTTTTAACGCGAGTTTTTATATGCTCTAGCCACAATTCTCTCTTGCTACCATTCTTATTAACCACCTCTTCCATAAAATCATTGGAGAATTTAGCACCCATGTGAATATTATGACATTGTCTATTAATATCCCCTTTAGGTTCTCTAATTTTTAAGAAGTCGGCAAATTCAGGATGGTTTGCAGATAGGTATAAAGCTACTGCACCTCTTCTCATTTTACCCTGCTTAGATGCTATAATAGTAGAATCAAAAGACTTCATAAAAGGTATAATTCCATCAGTAGTACCATTAGAGCCATCTTTTATTAGAGCTCCCTTAGGTCTAATTTCAGAAAAATCATAAGCCGTTCCCCCGCCATGTTTAGATAATACGGCCATCTCGAGATTTTTCCTATATATATCGTACATAGAATCTCCAATATATCCACCAAAGCATGAGATAGGCAATCCTCTGTTAGTTCCAAAGTTACTCATTACCGGAGTTGATGGTATTAGCCAACCATTCCAAAGTATCTCGAAAAACTTGGAAAATAATTCGGGTTTGTTTAAATAAGTTGCAGCCGTACTAGCTATTCTATTATAAGCATCTTTAGGAGTTTCTTTATTTTGTAAATAACCCCCAAGCATCGTTGTTAAGTATAAGCTATTATTGCCCCACTCCGGTATGTCGTCTATGGACCAACCTTGTTTTTTAGCTAAATCGTGTAGTTCGTTCATTGTTTATAATTTAAAATAAGTCATCACTGTTCCAATCTTCGTTAGGTTTTGCATATCCGGTTTCCCTGTTATCAAAGAAATCAGTTTGTTGCTCACCAGACACCATAATGTAAAACCAAGACATATTCTCCATTGATTTTGGGTTTACTTTATATACAGGCTCTAATCCTAATTCAACTAGTTTTCTATTAGCTCTGTCATACATAAAATTCTTGAGATCTTGTTTTGATATGGTCTCTAATTCTCCCATTTCAAAAATACTCTCTATGTATAAGAATTCATTTACAAGAGATAATTGAACTCCTTCTACTATACTTTTTTTGAATTCAGATGTCCAGATGTCAGGATTCTCTTTAACTAGTTCTCTAAACAACTTACATCCTGCTTCGCTATGTAAACTTTCATCTCTTACGGAAAATATCATTTGTTGTCCAATACCTTTTAGCCTGTTTGATTTTCTAAAAGAGAGAAGAACTGCAAAAGAACTAAACAATTGAATGCCTTCGGCGCATGCGGAAAATAATGCTAGACTTCTTGCGATGTTTGATATAGATGTATCATTTTTATCTACATCAATCAGAACTTGCAATTTATTCATAGTAGCCTCATCTTGCATGAATGCTTGAAAGTCATCTAAGCCTAAAGAATCATTTAAATAAGAGTAGGCTGTCGCATGTATTGTTTCAAATGATCCAAATGTTACTGCCATCATCTTGATTTCAGGAATTGGAAACCATGTAGTAACATATTGTGACCAGTAATCATTTACATGTGTTTCAGTTTGGGCAAATCCTTTTAAGATGTTACCTATGACATTTTTTTCAGATTTTGTAAGATTTTCATCCCAATCTTTGATGTCTTTTTGCATGTTAATTTCCGTATGCAACCAGTGGGCGTTCTGCTGTTTGAACCAATAATCATAAGCCCATTGATACTCAAATGGTTTAAAATGCAGTCTCTCTTTTAGTAAAGGCATAATGTGAAAAGTTGAATGTTTATAATTTTGTTTTCGGTAAAAATAAATACCTAACTAACTTAAATTTCATTGTACTCTTTAAAAAATCTATCTACTTCGGCGGGGTCAAAAGCACTTGAATTTTTTGGAGCGGGGCCTCTATCATCATCATCTACATCTGCTATTAGACTATTTATGACATGCTTTCCACATCTTGTATCTAATGCTCCTTCAAATGATAATCCTAAATCTCCTAATCTTGATGCTACAATGTGATAAATGTTTTTTCTTGATAATGAGAACATGAAATCACATACCATGAGAACATTATATGATTCTGCAATGTGTTCTCCATTTACAATTTTAGCTGATTCTGATGTTCTATTTGCTTGAGATGGAACCCATGCTGGAACTCTATATTCATCTGCTATGTTTCTAATGTCTGTAAAGATTTCATCTAATGCAAATCTCTTCTCTGTCTTTGTAGATTTTAGTAATTTTGGATCATCTATAATGATTAATCCCGGCGAAATTCCTTGATGGATACACTGATCTAAATGTCCTCTGATGGTCATTGTTGATGCCTTGTACGCTCCGTATTTCTTAATGATTAACTTGCCTGGAATTTCATCCATTTTCTTATTGATAAAAGGCATATTATCCTTAGACAAGTTATCTAATGATATGTCTGTGATGTAAGCGTCAATTCTCTTTGAAATTTGAGTAGGATATAACTCCATGGTATAGTAGATTACGTTTACTCCTAACTCCATAGCGTGAGCAGCTAAGGATATTAGTAACCATGATTTACCTCCCTTCGGTGGACATAGTACAACACCTAATTCACCATAAGATAAACCTCCTTTCATGTAGGAATTAAGAACAGGCCATGGCGTAGGAATCGGATTTCTATCATCTTCCATGTATCTATTTTCCAAAGTTTCCTCATACATGTAGCCTAAGTCCAACTCTGATCCGGCGTTGTGTGCTTTGTTTATGGCAGAAAATGCAGCATCAAAATCATTTCTTTTAACTAAATCAACAGCACTTCTCAAAGCTTTTACGTACTCTCTATTCCTGCAAAACTCCACGATTTTATCCTTAACGTGTTGCAAGTCCTTTGAATCAGCAAAATCTAAAGAACTCTTAAGAAACATGTAAATACTCTGGGCGTGTATTTTGTTTCTCTCCGTTTGAGAATCATTTTCGTCCTTGTTTGCTAACTCCTTAATGTTTATTTTCAAAACATCTATTGTGGGTTGTATTTTGTATGTCTCATAATAGTCATACATTTTTTCTACTACCCAAGACATAGCCTCGTTCTCAAAATAATTTGGATCAAGAATGTCAATAATGCGAGTAAAAAAATTCTCGTCATTAAGCAAATTGTACAAAACCTTCTTTTGAAAATCCGTACCAAAAGAATTTAATAAATTGGCGGTCATTATTTATGATTTTAATCTGTTTACAAAGTTTCTATGCCATGAATCAAAGTCATTAATCCTAGAGAAAAGCCCGTCGAACGCAAACATTTGCATAAATTCATAGTCATAACTAGCGGGTACAAAATCCTGCAAAATTCTTCTTATTGCACTTTTTGTATGGTAAGAAACATCAACGTTATGTAACTGAATTAATTTGTAGTTTAATTCTAATTTGTCAAAATCGTTAATGAGATTATCTAACCCTTTGTATTTTTTACCCTCTGAAATCAAATCTTTTGCCCGGTTATAAAAGAAATCCAAATCTTCTATTTTAGTATTTCTTATTTCCGGAAAAAATTTAATTATGTTTTTTTCTCCTATAGAACCGAAGCTAGGAATGTTATCGCTGCGGTCCCCTACAAAAGCCTTGTAATATACGAAGTTTTCTGGGATAATTCCAAATTCTTCGACAATTTTTTTTGGAGAATACATGATTTTTTTTGTAGGGTTATAAACTTGTATGTTTTCCGATACTAACTGGAGGTAGTCTTTATCAGATGACATTATAAATTTATATTTGTAATCATCTAAGTCATTTGAGTTTATGAGAATAGAAATAACATCATCAGCTTCAACTCCGTCCATGATTAATTGAACAACAGGTAAATTATTTAAATACTCTATAAGTCTTCTAATTTGTCTTTCTGATTCTTTATCTGTACTTTCTGTCTTACTTTCGGTTAGTCTATTTAACTTAAGTCCTTTATGTTTGCCGGATTTATATCCTTTGTACATTTTTTTTCTCCGTACAGATCCTCCTTGACCATCAAATACAACAATAACTTTATTTATATTGTAAGTCTTAACAAAAGAAAACATACTTTCTAAGAATCCAAAGGCACCTCCTATTGTGTGCCCATCCGTGTTCAATGTCGGATAGGCACAAAAGCATCTGATAAACAAATTAGTTCCATCTATTATAAGAACAGTCTTTTCGTTAGACATAGATCTATGATTATCTAACAATTTTGATAAATCAATTGTCATCTTCCGTTTCTTCTATGTGAATGAATGGAGTAGAATCTCCTTCGTCGCTACCGTCTCTTTTAATGTATGTTGTAATATAATAATCAGAAATATTAGAGAATATATCTTTACGTATTTCTTCCCTAGAAAATAGCTTATCGTGAAAATCTTTCCTTTGAAATTTTATTTCCTCTATAATTTCTCCGGTCTCTCTATTGCAATATTTATAAGTATACCAGGGTCCGGAAGCTGTTGCAATTCCTTTGTCTTTTAGGAAATCCATAATTGAACTTACATCATCAATTCCTGAGTTATACATAATATTGAAGGATGCTTTTCTATGAGGAGGTCCTATTCTATTCTTGATAATCTCTGCTTCCGTAGTAATACCTAAAGGCAAATCTTTTTCAGGACCCTGTATTTTTCCTTTCTTGACTAACTTAACTCTTATGGATGAGTGAAAACCAATAGCCTTACCTCCTGATGTAGTGTAAGAATCCCCCATTCCCGGTCTAGCCTGTAGATTCTGCCTAAGTTGGTTAGTGAAAATTAAAAGAATCTTTTCTCTGCCTAACAAGTTTGTAAGTTTACGCATGGCTTTAGATATAATGATTGCCTTTTGCGTAGCCCATCCATCTTTGTCATAATTACCCTCAATCTCGTCCTTTGTACTTGCTCCCATTACTGAATCCACAACAATAGTTACGATAACATCTTTATTAGATGCTCTCATTTGCTCTATTATAGTTTCGACTGAATTAAAAACATCTTCTATAACTTCATGCTGCACATATACGAAGTTCTTTTTTAAATCTACACCAATAGCACTTAGAAATTCTTTACTCACAGCACTCTCTGTATCTATAATAATTCCAATTCCTCCTTTCTTTTGTGTTTCTTTTATAGCGTGAGCAGCTAATAAAGATTTTCCGGATTGTTCTAGTCCTATTAATTCTACAATTTTACCTACAGGATACCCGCCATTTTCTCTATTGGAGATAGCCATATCTAGTGTTGTACATCCGGTAGGTATAAAATCACTAACATTTGTAGGTGCTAACGTAGAGTCTTCTAGCTTGTAAGCTACAGTCCCTATGTCTTTTTTGTACTTAGCATTTATCGCATCTATCAAAGATGATGCAAAAGATGTATCAGTCCTCTCTTGGGAGGATTCCTTTTTCTTTGCCATAATTAACGTTTTTTTATATAGAATCTAGAAATTTAGAAAAATCGTCTTCAAGTGATTTGGTAGCTACTGGTTTTTCAACCTGTTTATTTCTTACCTCTTCCGTAGTTTCTTGTGTCTTTGTGCCACCTCTTATAATCTCAGTTGATTCCGGAGCCTTGCTTTTTGAGAATAAAGATCCTGCTAAAGAAGTTACCATTTTTTCAATCTCTTCTTTTGTATGAGTAACGTACAAATCCTCAATATTTCCCATTTCCTCATACTGTCTCTTAAAATCCTCAATAGTATAGCCTTCTTCCGCTCTTTCTATCAAATTAGTCGGGCTTCTCTTTGCTGTAATTTCTACTCCACCTCCCGAAGGTTTAGTAATAACTAAGTCAGTTCCTATTTTTAAGTCAAAGATTTTTGACGAGTCTTCTCCTTCTTCCTCGAAAATAGTATTCATGATATTGAATATTTTCTCGTAAGTCTTAGTGTTTACAGGCCATACTTTGATTCCTGACGATTCCTTTCCTCTTATTAGAACAGGAACATAGTAAAATTTTTGAGGAGAGAAGTACTTAATAAACTGCTTGTTGTTCTCATAATCTTCTCTGTACAATTTGTTTGCGAAAATCTCGGCAGGATCTTCTTGTTGGAAGGTCTTAGGGGATGCAAACTCATAATTGGCTAGACCTATTTTTGTAACGAAATCTCTACCATGAAGATAGACTGTGTAAAAAGGCCACTCAGGGTCTCTTTTATTTGGTACTATCCTAATGGTAGAAGTTCCGGATGTAGGTCTCCAAATATAATCAAAAATGTTTTTACCTTTCTTTCTACCTGTAGGGCCGGAGTTAGAAAGTTTACTCGCTTCTTGTTTGAAACGTTCTGCAAAATTACTCATAACTATATAAATTAAATGTTAGAAATATTCTTTTTGTAAAGAAACTTTAAGTCAATTATTCTCAATCCATCAGATCCTGTCACTATTAGGCAATTCTCGTAAGCATACCAGTCAATTTTATAATTAACATCAAGTTTACCATTATTCGATTGCTCTATAAGTATGTTAAGGCCATTTAGAGTGAATAAAGTTCCGGTTTCTTTATTTCTATGTAATATAAGGGTGGACGGAAGTAATGTAAAATCTTCCTCTCTGATAACATTGTAACTTAAAATTAGTTCATCATTATCGGATGCATTTCTAAAAACAAATACACTATCGTTTGTTATATCATAAGTGTTTCTAATAGTCTTCAATGTACTTTCTATAAAATGCGGGTGGCAAAAAGTACATAATAATTTTGTAGGTTTCCTCTCAATCATGTTTTCATGTTTTCCAAATCAAAAGATTTCATGTTAAAATAGTTTTTTCCAATTTTCACAGATGAGCTAAACCCAGAATCGTTTATAATCTTTTGTATTCCCCTTAATGTTTCCAATCCATCTTCTCTGTCAAAATCTAATAAGAAAGAATCATACACATATAATACGATTTGCGTTTTCTTCGACTGCAAATATACAATAATTTTACTAATAATGTCAAAAAAATGTTCAACTTCCATTAATTGTATAACATAAGAGAATAATTTTCCTTTTGTGTAGGAGTAATCATCTTTTAGATTCGATAGTTTTAAAGTTCTTACACAGTATGGAACAATAACTTCTTTATCTTGAACCATTTGACTATATATCGAATCCCTATATTTATACAATGCACTAAAGAAAGGAATCTTCTTAGCATCCCCCCTTTCAGAATAAATATTAGTGAAAGTGATTTTTTTAGCTTCATCGTATTCTTGCGGGGATATATTATTCTTCTTGAAATACATCTTTGCTAAATACATGTGAACATCTTCTTCTTCTAATGTATATCCAATGGCCTTTGCAATCAGATATAAATGAAATGACTTAATATCAAATTCCACTAATATTCCTCTATCATGCCTAGAAATGAATCCTAAGCGATGTTTTTCATCTTTTGGTATTGCGCTAAGGTTAATGCCATTACATGTCCCTACGGGCCTTCCTGTGGCATTATAGAGCATGTATTTAGGATGTAGTAAAGATGTTATTAATTTTTTATTGTAAACTTCATTTATTTGAGGAATGTCAATGCATATTCCATTATCTCTAATATGATTTAAAGATGATAGAATAGATGTATATTTTTCAATGACAGATGATTTCTTATCCAATGTGCTTAAATAGGATAGCTGACTATTAAAACATCTTAAGAACATGTAATATGGAATATAGATGTTATAGGATGTTGATGGATAATAAAATCTTTTGTACTTAGATGTAAATGAATATAAATCTCCTAAATAATCTGTATCTCCTTTGTTTAGCCAATATAGTAATGGGAACTCGGTTGAAAATTTACTGGGGAAATAATAATCAAAGATGTATTTAGATGAAGCTATTACATAATTAAATGATAATAATGTCTGTAATGTCTCTAATGTTATGTTTGATTTAAATTCTTCATGTTGTAATGCTATTGAATATGACTCATTTGATTTGTAGTCATGTATAAATAACATAGAGAGCCCCTCCGAAAAATTTGACATATCTTTCGGAATAGGGAACACAAAGGAACCTGAAAAATTAGTTTGGACCTCCCTTAGTTGATCCTCGTTCTCAATAACCATCATCTATATAAAACTCATTATAATTTACAATAAACCTCTTAAGTCCTGGAAAAGTTGTATCTGCACTTAAAACTTCATTCCTGTTTAATTGCGCTACTTTAACTTTATCTCCACGGACTTTCCAATAGATTTCTGCAAATATAAGTCTATTTTTGTTATCCTGCAAGTTTTTAGCAGAAAAATAATCATCTTTACTAATTTCTGTTATAGATGTTATTGGTTTTATTCTTTTTTGGTAGAAATATCTTTTAAAATAAAGACCTTCTTCTTCTATAACTTCTTTTGTCGGTGTGTATGGATTTATGTTAATATACTCTACCATGGGCTCTGAACCAAGAGAAGAATATACCCTTCTCTTAAATTCGTACTCTAAAAATAATCTTTTTCTAGTGTCCTTCCCGTTTATACCTGCGTATGGTATTCTGTTGGTATAAAAATAATATCCTTTATACGGCATGTTATTTTCATCCCATAGAAAACCGCCTTCTGTATAGAAAAAATTAGCCATGATTTATTTTTAGGGTAATTTAGGTGGTTTAGGTGGGTTGGGTAACTCCGGAAGCTTAAAAGGATTAGTTACAAAATTATTAGGTCGGCCTGGTTTTCCTATGAATTGAGTATTAAGGAAATTTTTAGGAGCTGTGGATTTAGTGACATTTCCTCCTGAAACTGAACTTCCTCCGACACCACCGCTCCCTCCTCCTCCTAATATTTCTGTTCCTGAAGGTATTGCAGTGCAGATAGACTCTAACTCCGTTTGCCAATCTTGACCTTCTACTACATGATGTACTCTAGTGACTACAAATGCTATGTTTCTACCTACAGTAAAACTAGTAGGTACCGTATTACTATTTATATGATGCCCTATTCTCCATCCTCCTACTCCATCCATCTTTACATTCATTTTCATTAACCACAAATACTGATTATTACTTATCAAGCTATCTGTCGATTGAGCTCTGAGACACGTAGCTAATAAGTTTCTAGCTCCATCACAAGTTTCTTCACTATACTTTGTTCTAGGCATTAAATCATTATAGTAATTATCCATTAGTTTTTTTGCTATATTTCTAATTGCCTCTTGTCCTGTTTCAAACCCGTCGCTAAAATTACCTTCACTTACTGCATGAGCTGTTCTAGATGTGTTGAATATTGTTTTAACTAAAGAAGCATGTAAATCTGTAGAGGGTAACTCGGCACTTATATTTAGTTCTCTAGTAGAACCGTCTCCATTAATCGTATCAAATTGCCATACATTGAAATCCTCCTCTACAAAAGTTGCGGGTACAATTCTTAATACTCTATGTTCTGATAGATTATCACTACCTTGACCTCCATCGTCTTGAACTAAAGTTAGCTGAACAAAACCTCCTGTACATTGGCTAATAACAGTAAATAAATTTTTTAAAAACATATCTACTCTTAAATAAGCCTCATCTATAAAATCATTTTTTATATTATTCCCTGGATCTCCTTTGCGCGTAGTATGCATAGTAGATTTGATAGCATCATACACCGTATTTCTATGTATTAATATTTTTCTATAATCAATATATGACGCATAGTGAGATTTGATTCCGTCAATACTACCTCCTACAAGTTTCTCGTAATTTTTTCCCTCTTGCGGATTATTTTTATTTAGATAATTTCCCGCTCCGCCTCCTAGTATTAATATTTTTTTAGGGTCACAAGATCTAACTATACTCCCGTATAAAGAAGAACAACGAGGCTTTTCAGCAAAACCTATAAAGACATCTTTTACTTTTGACTCCGGTACGCATCCATTTCTGAAAAATGGTTCTAAAGCAAATTCATTTATTATTCTATCAACAACATATTGTAAAGTGAAGAACTCATCAGTAGTTGTTTGAGCCGTTGGTATTTCCGTAGGGTCTGGACTTAATTCATTTCCTTCTATTGGCTGATACACTACTATATCCGATTGTGTAACAGTGCCTCTGAAATTTAAATACTTTATACCAAATTGTACTTTCCCCTCATAATTATTTTTTCTAGAATACGGAATTATTTCACCGTCTCCGATAGAATCTGTTAGAGTAGCACCTGATTTTTGAGCATCATATAACATGAGTTCATAATAACCCGATACCTGCCCCTCTTCGACGTTATTGTTAAAAGATTTATTGTTTTGATATTTTAAATCAGATCGCTCCCATAGTCCGGATAATCCAATATCCATTGTAGAAAATACTTCTCCCGGGCCTATGGCTTCAAAAGATAATTGGTAATAGTTCTCATTAGTTGTATGCCAAGTTCCATAAGCAATAAAGCACCCCTTGACAGTGTAAGAGGGGCAACCATCAAAAGGAGCAGCATACCCCATTGTTATTGATAATTGATTTTTAGGATCATTTATACAAAATACTTCTGAGTATCTTACAAAATCAGACATAGTATAAACTTCTATGGTTCCTCTAATTCTCATAGATAAATTAACAAGAGATGCGTCGTTTCCTATTCTTTCTATTTCCGCTCTTACTAGATTAGGTCTAGGTTTTAAAGAAGTAGGATTGTAAGTTTCCTTAAAAGTATCTTCTAAGGTAGATACTGTTATACCTTGTTTTTTTATAGTACAGAATGCTGTATTACGTGTTTTAGCTTTAAAATAATCAATAGTATTGCCATTTACGTAGAGTCCACTTCGAGATCCTAAAACGCTTACTACTGTATCCGGTATAGGTCTTCTAAAAGGAGGTGCCATTTATTGCTTCTTTTTTCAAGTTCTCTAATTCTAGCATATCTAAAGGGTATGGTATTCTGAGCCTAATCCCAACAGGGGGTATGATAGTGCCTTTACCTATGTCATTTTCATTTGCTATTATCCACCAATATCTAGGATCTCCATAATAATCATTAGCTAATAAGTCTAGCCTATCGCCAGATTTAGCGTATATAAAAAAATCGCTAGTTTTAAAAGGTATCTTGTAGTAATATGTAGTACTGAACCTTCTGACACCTGACTCTTCTCTTATTATATTTGTTATGTCTTCGTATCTATTCATTATCCGAAAAAGTTTGATGTTACTTGAGGTTTTCTCTTGCCTATGTATCCTATCTCCATGGAAACATTTGTAATCATAGGTAACTCATTAACTTCATCCCATACTATTTGTGAATTATCCCAATCAAAAGTTAATCCTTTTATGTAACCCATTTCCTCTGTATATAGTTTACCTATACTAAACTTAACATAAGATCCAACATAGGGTCCGTTATACAAAGGAAGTGCAAGTCTAGCTAATTCATTTAGTTGTGAAGTAACGTGTTTTACACTTATTCCAGATGTGATAGAAGGGTAAGTGATGTTAGCTACTCTTGTAGATAAGGTAGATGTTTTAGAGGCATCATTTAAGTTTATGGCTACGTCTCTTGTAGCATATTCGGTACCTGTTTCTCTTTGTATTGCTCCTCCTATTATCTTATCGGATAATTTGTTTACGCTAGAATCTGATAAAATTCTAGACCTCTCTACTCCTGGAGCAGCTCTATTTCTAGACTTTACAGCTAAAAGAACATCTAAGGTATCTTCATTAGGTTCTATCCCGGGATATAATTCACTTTCTACCGCGACAGTAAAAGATAGAGATATGGTTCTACTAAAGCTTTTATATAATATTTTTGCATCTGCTCGTCCTATGTCTAATCTTTCATCCCATTCAGGGCTAGAGGAGTCTGATATGGTATTTATATAAGCCATTAATACTATTTCAGGTCCTCCATCACGAGAACCGGCAGATATTCTTTGAAATTTAAACGTAAAGGGTTGATTTTTCCGATCTCTAAGAGAAAGGCTACCCGGGGGTGTAACATTTAAGAAAGATTTTGCGTCTAGGGGCATGATTTTATTTTATGGTGAACTTTCTTTTCTAAGAGTACTTTTTACTTGTCTTCTTCCTTCGTCGTTAAAGTAAGCTATAACAGGGCTATTTTGTTTACTTATAAGATTTTCCAATAATTTATTAGTATAATCAGTTGCTTTCAACAATGCTTCCTCTGACTTTTCTTTTTCCTTAAGCGTATTTTGAATTGTAGCGCTAGCTGATACGCTTTTACTTGTAGTATTAGCTATTATAGAATCTCTAGACATACTAGTAGTTCCATAATTAGGAGTTGTATTAAATGGATTAGAGAAGTTAGGTTTAAGAGTTGTTGGAGTGGTATCAACCATAGAAGTTTCTACAGGTATTCCTTTTGCGATTGGTTTATTAACTCCACCGTATATAGATCCTGTTGCACTTAATCCCATTCCTTGATATTGAAATGGTTGTGTTTCGTAAGATGAATCTTTTTTGCCTCCTTTAAACTGAGAATCTACTACAGCACCGCCGGCATAATAGCCAGCAGCTCCTCCTGCTAATCCCCCTATAGCCCCTCCTACAGCAGCTCCAACTATATTTCCTATCACAGGAACTGCTGTTCCTATAGCACCTCCAATAGCAGCTCCGGCTAATGCTCCACCTTTTGCACCTATCAATGCTCCACCAACTCCTCCAGCGGTTCCTGCAACTGCTTGAGTGTTTGATTGTCCTTGACTCTTTCTATTTGATAAGTCTCCGATTGCACCAATAATAGCTAGTGCTCCTCCTATTTTAGGAATACTAGGAATTTTTACTTTTGTTAAATACTGACCTATCTTAGCAAGAGCCCCTGTTTTAGGGATTCTAGCGTCTCTAATTTTTTGGATAGATTTAGCTCTATCTACTACGTTCTTAGAAGCGAACATTCGTTTGAAAAACCCAGCACGTCCACCTTTCTTACCTCCTCCGCCTACTGAATCTAGAATTTCCCCAATCCCACCGCCTCCTCCGGCTCCTCCTCCTACTATCTGAACATACATAGGATTAGATTTAGAGCCTAGAGTACCTGTTACTGCATCTAATCCTCCTCTAGCTTTTCCTACAACTTCTCCGAGTTTACCTCCTGCTTTACTTTTTCCTAACATTAAAGTGCCTAAAATAGCCGATACCATCAATCCACTAGATGCTGCCATTTCCGCAGGAGAAGCTGTATTTTCGTCTTTTCTTTTATTACTTATAGATCCGAAGCTAATAACATTAACAACTGAAGCTAGACCTCCTACCGCAAACTTAACTCCTTCTGCAATACCATTTATAGCCCAAGCTATATGGTCAACAATAGGTATAATAGCTTCTAATATAGGTAGTAAAGATGATTTAAATGCTACGCCAACTTTTTCTACTGCCGTATTAAATCTTTCTGCTGCTAATACTTTTTTAGCTTCTATTTTATATAACTCTACATCTTTACCTGCTACTTTATCTAAATAATCGCTGTTTTTCATTGCAGCATTTAAAGCCTCTTCATTTGTTATTCCAATTTTATCTCGTAAATATAAACTTTTTTCTAATTCAGATACCTCCATTCCTACGGCATTGGCTAGAAGCTGTCTTTGAGCAAAATCCATGTCGTTTTGAAATGCATCATACCCTCCCATTTCATTCATCATCTGCTCCATAGCCCCTCCTATGTCATCTTGTAAAAGCAATTCTCTAGCTTTTCCAATATTAACATGTCTTCCTAATGCTACAGATGCTTCTACTTCTGCTGTAATACTTTGTTCAAATGACAACAGATGTTGTGTCATTTTTGCAGCTTTTTGGAAATTTAATCCTAATGCTTTTACTTGTAAGTTAGTGTCTACTAAATGTTGCTGCGCTGATTTTGAATCTTTATTTATTCCTGAAAAGTATTTTGATGAGAACTCCACATTTTGAGCTATGTCTTCCATTACAGATTGAGGCATGATGAATTTACTCTTATCTGCAAGTTCTAAGGATGCTGCCATTAAATTAGCTGATTGCTCATCTGTTGCACCTTTTGTTCTCAATGCCTCCGTAAAAGCTCCTGCGGCCTCTGTAGATACTCCTATGTTTTTTGCATTGTCCGCTATGCTAGCTAATGCTTTATCATTTACTTGTAATAATATGCCTGAATCTCCTAAGATACCTTTTTGAACATCTCTGACATCCCTAAGACTCGCATACATGTTATCATATTGAGTTTGAGCATTCATTGCATTCTTAAAAAATTCATAAGATTGCATATTTGATGTCCCTAACTCCGCTGATATTTCTTTTATTTTGTCATTTAATCTAGTTGCTGCTTTTAGTATTCCTATAAATGCCGATGTTAATCCCGCAAATATAACGGTCATAGGAGATACTTTAAACATTGCCTTCATAGAAGCCATCATTCCTTTGAACGCACTGCCTTTTACGCCATTTGAATCAACGTATGCTTCGTCGAATGCCTTGTAACCTGCGGCTAATGTTTCTAATCCTTTTTTTCTTGCATCTAATATTGCACTATTAAATCCGGGTATCCAACCAACAAATGAATCTGTTTTAGCATATAAAAATGTTAATTCCTCCTCTCCTTCTTTAAATATTTTTAAAAGTCTTTTTCTAAATGGATCTAATACGTCTTTAGGTAATTTTGTAGTACCTCCTGTAGTCGTAGTTCCTCCTGGAGTTGCTGATTGATTTAATCCTCCTGGAATAACGGTTAATCCGGGAGGGGTTGTGGGAGTAGTATTAAATGGTATTATCTTGCCGCCGGTACTAGTTGCCGGAGTAGTTCCTCCTGGAATAACGGTTAATCCACCTGGGGTTGTGGGAGTATTGTTAAATGGTACTATCTTAGCTCCTGAGCTAGTTGTCGGAGTAGTTCCTCCGGGAGTTGGTGATTGACCTAATCCTCCTGGAATAACGGTTAATCCACCTGGGGTTGTGGGAGTATTGTTAAATGGTACTATCTTAGCTCCTGAGCTAGTTGTCGGAGCGGTTCCTCCTATAGGTGCTACTTTAGGGCCTTTACTTGTTGAAGCAGGTGATTTCTTACTTGCTGTTATATTTGATTGTTTTAGGACCTTTGTTAATAAATCCTCTAATTGCTTTATAGATGTTTTACTTATCTCTACTAATCTTACGTCGATAATAGGCCCTCCTCCTGGTGCTTTTTTAGTGCCGCCACCTGTACCACCACCTTTACCACCACCACCTTTACCACCACCACCTTTACCACCACCACCTTTACCACCACCACCACCTTTACCACCACCACCTTTACCACCACCACCACCTTTACCACCACCTCCTAAAGATACTATTTTAGCACCTCCTGTATCACCACCTCCTAATGCAGTTGTGGCTACTTCCGGAGTTATACTAGCTACTTCTGAGGGGGATGGTGCGGCTACTTCCGGAGTTATATTAGCTACTCCTGCGGGGGATGATGCAATTACTTTTGGTTTTTTAGGTTTTGTTTCTTTTTTAGGTTTAACGTTCGATGGAGATGATGCTATATGTTTTTCAAGGAATCCTTCTTGTAGTATTTGATCGGCGTTTAATCCTGTTTTTTTGTATATTAATTTTTCAAGATTTGTCTCTTCGTATAACTCTCCTTTTTCTGTTTTAGCTTTCTTACCTGTATTTACACCTCCTATATATCTTATAATATTTGCAATGTCACCCTTCCCTAAATCTTTCAAAGAAGTATCATCGGATCCTAATGCTTTTTGTATAGATTCTTTATTTAAGTCTCTTTCTTCATTTTTAGCGGCTGTTCTTGAAATTTCAGTACCTGTTATTCTAGAAATATTTGGAGATGAAGGGGCGTGAGGCGCATTTGCTTTTTTATTACGTATCCTGACATTTGCATTATGTACACTTAATCCTTCTGCTTCTATTTTGCTTTTTATCCTGTCCTGAAGCGATATCATTGCAGGACTAAAAGAAAGACCTTTTTCTTTTAGTATGTCTTGTTCACCTAAATAATATTGATTATTTTTTTGTCTGTAATGTAAATACGCCGAATTTTCTCCTATAATAAATAAAGCGCCATCTATATATCTTAAACTCGTTGTAATAGAATCTATATAACCGGTAGAATCTGTAGCTGTTTTTGACCGCTCTATGTATTTATCTATCCTTTTTATTTCATTTTTAGTAGCTGCTATGTAACTTTTAGCAGTTTCGTATTTTTTGTAATCCTCTTGCCATAAAACATCAGTAGCTTTTGCTGCTTTTTTAGTTAGTTCGCTACTTTTAGCTTCTTTTTGATAATTAGCATGTATTTTAGCTAATTTTTCGTGTCCTTTATCTAAGTTAGTCTCTAATTTCTCTAAGTCATCAAGAATACCTGCCATGTAATTTTTAATCTCCGTCAGCTTCATTTCTACTCAATTTAAATGATGTATATTATCTATACTTTTTAAAATGTTTATTATTAGAATCAGAATCATGTTTTAGGGATTGCAGACGTTGTAATCTTTGAGCTCTTAGATTTTTTAATTTCTCATCTTCCTTTGCTGCATTATACATTCTACCCACCATTTTTAATTGTGTAGGGATGGCTAATAATGAAAAAAGGGAGGAGAGAATCCCCTCCCTAACTTCTTTCATTCTATCTTCTTGATTTTTTGGATGCTTTTTTATTTGCTTCATTTCTCTCTTCATAAGCTTCTAATAATCTATTGTAAAAGAATTTTCTAATAAATATAGGCATGTCCATCAAATCATTATATGTAAATCCTTTTCCATAATGAATTAGTTGAAAAACTTCTTCATATATGTACTGTCTATCTCTCGAGGTCAGGCCAAAAAAATCTTTCATCGAAAACCACTGGAGTGCGAAATGGCTCCCCGGTGTACCGGTCTATCACTTCTACATTAAAATCTACATCCGGTTGAATTTTACTTAAGAAAGATCTAATAGCTCTACTGTCTGCTGCTAGTAAGTCTGTGTCAATATAGTTTCTAATGTACACTAAGTCAACATTATTATCAAGAGCGACAATCATGTGCTTCAATCTCAATGTTAATAAGCCCGGATCTTTTCCCACTTTCTCGTAAGATTTAACGATAGCATCAATTTCCTTATCTTCTTTTCCTGTTAATAACTTAACGTGAACTTCTTTTTTAGATTTAGGAAGCGATAACTTAAATAAATTGCTATTCCTAGTTACTAATACGGATTCGTCAATCGGTTTAGGCTTTAATTCACTTAAATTGATTGTTGTGTCCTGTGTATTACCTGATGGTGTGGTAACTTGGATTACGTACTCATCTCCATAAGCTGCAATCCTAGAGGCAATCATAATGGCATTCTTGTCTCCGACTAATAAATCATCCCAATCAATCTCTGATACAAGCAAGTTACGGAACATTCTTTCAATGGCCGTTCCTTGCATAATATAATTTTGATTGGTTAAGATATCTTCGTCTTTAGCTGTCATGTATCTTAATTCTACTTGACCCGAAGATAGGGGATTTTCTTTAGGGTAAAAAAGACCTCTGGATGGTAAATCTACTAATAATGTAGTCTGATTTAGTCCTTGAGGGACAGTTGGAATAACCGGAATAGGAATTTCCATACCGTCTTCACTAGGACTTTGATTAAATGTAACTTCTCTGTCTGGTTTCATAATATTTATGTTTATTTAATTTTATGCTAATATTCTTATTTTAAGAGTTTTAGTTGAACATACGCATGGCGTTTGACATGTTTCCTAATTGACTAAGGGATTTAACAGAGTTAGGAAGCGGATTTGTTGCTAGCTCTTTGAAAGTTTCTCCTGTATTATAAGGAAGAATCTTTCGTTCGTTAGCGTCCTTTATTAACGCATAATCATACATAATTGTTATAGAACAAGTAGATAAAGAATCATCAGATAAATCTAACTCTCCCCACTTTACTGCGGAAACATACGCGCCATGTATTTCCCATCTTTCAGATTGAACATTTGTTCTAGGCATTAATGTTTCTAATATTAATGTTTTTTTATATGTTTCTAGTGCATATTCTGTTCCTTCTATATAGTTTGAGTGTGTATTTAAAATCCACTCATATATCAAAACAGATGAATCATTATTCACCTCCTCTGAACTAGATAGAGTGTCTACAAATGGATTATTAGCAGCTCTTGGGGAAAATCTATGAGCTGCTACTGGATCATATAGTACTATCTCTATAGGATCCCATGTCATCTTACCTTTGAAGTTCGTCTTTGTATTTATATACTGTAATTCTATATTATCATAGGTAAATCCGGGCTTAGTTGCTGATTTTACTAAATAAGTAGGTATGTATATTCCGTGAACATCTAAATAAAGCACAAACCTATTTTTTAATTTAGGCTCAAAGTAAGCGAAAGGTCTATACTGTGTGTATTCAGACGCTCCGGTCATAACCATCTCCTTGTTAGATAGTACTTCCTTTTTCTGTCTAAATATGGGCGTAGATTTAGCCATTTCTTTTTATAATAAATATACTAAAAACTTAAAATTAATACAAAACAAGTAAAACTAGTTCCTTCCGCCGCCGCCAATCAAATTACCTAATGCACTTATTCCGGCATTAGCGGCTGCTTGAGCGGCACCTTTTCCAATATTTATAGCTGCATCTCCTAATTGCTTTCCGAAATTAGCGCCTCCGCCATCTAATCCAGGCCCTTCTACATCAGGAAGTTTCACCTTACTTCCTCTAACCATGGCGTAATCATATACTATTGTTCCTTCCATCAATACTAAATCATCACTAGACATGTCAAATTCTCCCCATTTAATAGAATCAAAAAATGCTCCTACTAATACGAAAGAATCCATGACATCTCCATGAGGTGATAATGATCTTAAATATAATGTTCTTTTATACTCATGTATAAACCCATCTTCTCCCGGAGTTAAAAGATTAAAAGATGTTCCCGTTGTGCCGGAATTGTGATGATAGTTATTTATATAATCATGTAACATTTTGGCGCCATTATCTTCAATTGGATCATAAAAACGTATTGTTATGGGCTGCCATCTTGATTTTCCTTTGACGTGAAATTCTGTATTTATGTAATCTACTGTGATATGATTATTCTCTAAAGTAGGTCTTTCTGCTGATTTTATGGCATACGTAGGGAAAAAAGGACCAAAGGGATCCGCCTGCATATATAACTCAAAGCGCATTTGTTGCTTCGGGTTAAAATACTTAAAAGGTTTGTGTGTAAATGCCATGTGTATTTTATAAGCACAGAGGTGCACTGATGCACCTCTGTGGTTTATTAATTAATTTTATGCGTCTACTTTTCCGGTAGTAACTACTTTGTTTTTTGCAGGAATCATTACGGCGTAATCGTAAGTAATGGTTAAGTCTAACATGTTCAAATCATCGGATGATAAATCCATGTTACCCCATTTAGCGTCTGCTACGAAAGCGCCGTATAGTGAAAACTCGTCAGCTACATCTCCGTGTGGAGTTAAAGCTTGAAAAACTAGAGTTCTCTTATACTCGTG